GTTACAATTCCAGTTGTTAAGACCTCAGAACATTGCAATTCCATTGATCGCTCCATTTTTTTCTGTAACTCAAACATATTTTCAGCTAATTCTTGCGTCATTTGAGCAAAGTAAACCTGACCATTTGCAGAACCTAGCATTCCAATCACAGTATTATATAAATCATGATCTGATGCAGTCATAAACTCATGATAAAACGGAGGCTTGAACATTTTTTCAGTTGATAAACTAAATTTATTTCTGTTTCCATCCGAATATCTATTTACATCAACAGCTATTCTGTCAGTTCCACGCCTTACCGCAATAGATATTTTTTCAGTCAATGATTCCACACTTGGAAAAAACGACCTTAAAAAACTTGTAGCGTCAATTTTCTCTTTGTAAACTGCAACTACTTTTTTTGTCAATAATGCTTGACCATCAACAATTGCAATCATTGCAACTCCTGGCATATTAGGAGTAAGCATTCCAATGAATGCAACAATTCCCATTGCCAAACCTAAACCACCAGTTAATGGTGTTATAATGGCCGACAAAATAAATAATGATAATAATTTTTTCATTTTATTTTTTTTAAATTTTAAATTTATACGTTATCAAACGCCGTTAATTCAACGCTAGAAACTAATTTAATCCCAACAGTATCTCCTGAAATTCTGTCGTCTAATCTTCGACCAGAAACAACTGTCGCAACAGTTTCCGCACCATCAAAGATCAATTTTTCAATTGCAACTTTTCCTTCAACACAAATTGAAAGGTTTGGAGTGTCTCCAATTGGAATCACAATGTCCTGCGCTAAAATCCCGAATGGAATGTTTGAACCATCAGCAGCAGCCGCCACTAAAGGAATAACATCTCCAGTTGCCGAAACTCTACCCATAACTGTACCAGCTACAAGTGTGATTTCTGCAGCATTCACTTTAAAAGGTTGTGACTCAAATGAGTTATCACCCAAGAAAATAAAACTTCTGTCATATAGACCAGTAGATTGATTTTCTGTATTATTTACGTTAGTATATGTAGGCATTATGCTTTAATGTTTAAGTGTGCGTTAATACTAGCTTCAGCTTTTTCTATATCAGTTAGTTTAGTTTTTGCTCCAGCTTCACCTGTTTCAGCAGATCCAGCAGATTCTTTTTCAAGTTTTGCTTTTTCTTCTGCATCAGCCAAAATTTCAGCTTTTGCAGCTTTAATTGCTTCAGCTTTTGCTGTTGCACCGCTTTCTTTTGCTTCAGCTAATAATTCAGCTTTTGCAATTTTTACAGCTTCAGCTTTCGCCGTTTCTTTTTCTTTTTCAGCTTTCACCCCGTCAGCGATCATGCTCGCGCATAAATCAGGATGTTCAGCCAATAACTGTTCTTTAGTCATTTGTTTCGATTTTTGATCGTTTTTGTTTTCCGCTTTTGGCTCGTAAAACGCCGCAAGTTCGAACTTCTTTTTATCAATTGATGCCGACATTTCTGCGGTCAATTTGTTAATTTTATTTATTAAACCTATTTTTTTAGCTTCTTGAGCAGTTAGAAAAACATCAATTCTGTTTTCCATTGAAAAAATTTCCTTGATTTTTACACCTTTTAATTCTTCAAATCTCTTTACATCAACTTTACTTTCAAATGACTTTCTAAGTGATTTATTTATTCTTTCAAGATTCGCTTTCAATGAATCAGTAAATAAATCAGACTTTTCAAGCCACTCTGGATACGCTGCACGGTGAACCATAAATTCAGAAACGTCAAGCGCTTCAACATTATTGGCCATCGCTACAAAGAAAAACCCACTTGAATACGCTCGTCCATCAACTTTGACAGTTGTTTTTCCTGCAAATTCATTTAACTTCGCTACCATTCCGAACGTTGCCTGTGGATCACCTCCATTTGTGTCGATTCTTACGGTTAATTCATCGCCGTCAACTGCATCAACGTCTTTTATAAACGCCTCAGCCGTCCAGCTCTCAATTCCTCCATATATTAATACGTCACTCATAAAGCCAAAATTAAATAATATAAAAAGTTTTATAATAATTATGCCGTAAAATACGGCGGTTATTTGTATATTCGCATATGAACGAATTAAGAATTTGCAAGACCAATATTGATTTAATAAATAAATTCAAAGCAATATCAAAAGATAAATTTGAAACAACCAGCGAAACAATGAGGCCGATATTGCGAGAAATATCAGAATCTTTTAGTGAAGAAGTGCTTATTGAATGTGAAAAAGTAGAATTTAAAATATCTGGAATATCTGACGCAATAATCAGAAAATTCGATATTCATGCAAAAAAAATAGGCATAACAACAGAACAGTTGCTACGCCTAAAATTATATGAATGGCTTGAAAAACAGGATGATTTTACTCGCTCTCTGTATTAGTTGGATTTTCAATTTGTTGTTGCTCCATTGAAACTAAACCGTTTTCTGTTGCGTGTCGAAGTTCTTCACCAGCTTGTTCAACATTACTAACTGAATCACCACTAAATAAATTTTCGGTTGATTGCTCAACTGTTCCAAGCGGAATATGTTTTAACAATGGACCTAGTTTTTCACGTTCTGCTTTTACCTCTTTTAATGGGTCGATATGTGGAAACATAGGACCAGTAAAACGATTATTTAAATATGCTTCAGTTACCATGAAGTTTTCACTTCTTGACGCCTCAATAAATCCAGGAGCGTTAATTTTTCCGCTTAATACCTCAATATGCATCCACATTGTAAAAATAGGATCATAAAATTGTGCTTTGAAATCATCCCTTTCAACGTTAATTGTATGCTCCCAATCTTTTGTCGCTGCCCTTGATGCTGAAAATGAATCATTGTACAATGAAAATGCAACGTTTGGAGGTATTCCAAGCGCAGCGCATATAATATTGGCATTTGTTTCGTAAAACTCCTTAAAAAACATTTCTTGTTTTGAATCAACAGACACAACTTTTGATCCTTTTGTCATATTGAAAACTTGCTTTCCGGTTGTTATTGCAACTTTATTTGCTAATATTTCGCCTTGTTCGTCAATTGGAACAACACCTTCATCACCTCCACCGCTGAAAGTTTGAGTAACACTATCAATAAAAGGGGTTGATCCGTCAGAACTATCATTATGCTCGAAAAAATACGGTATTTTTTGACGTTCTTCAGCGGATCCAACTGCAGCCTCCTTGTATCGTTCTAATTTTTTTAGTGTTTCAAGTGACGTTGTAATTGATGGTAAACCTCTTAAACTATTAGTTCTGTATTTACTACCATATACTAAAAACGCCATTCTTAAACCAGTTGATTTTGACCACGCATCAATTTTAATTGTGTCCTCACCTAATCCTTGAGGTATATGATACCTAATATGGCGCCCATTTTTGTCAATTTCTACGCCATTTATAATTCTGTTTTTTCCTTTCTCAGCAATTTGAAACAAAGGAGAATGTAAATGTACGCCGTCAATCAACTCAATCTTTAATTTTCCTTTTACAATTCGTAAAACAACAAGAACATCACCTCCAATTTTAGCATTTTTAAAAGCGTCTTTTGAAATATCATTCAATGATTGCATTCCGTTAAATGAAGCGTGTTTTGATTTACTCCAAAGATTATATCTAGCCTCAACAATTGAATTAAATTCCTCAGTATTGATGTTCACGCCTTCAGATTCAAGAATTTTCTTAGCTGGTGAACATTGCAATTTCAAACCTTTGTCAATTATCCATATTCCATAGCGATTCAAAACGGTTCTTGCAATCTCACTTTCCAGATATGCTTGCCATGATCTTGCAGATAATGCTGCATAATCCAACCTATAATCTATAATCGGACCAATATCTCCAACGTTTTTTTCACCGTCAAAATTTACCGATATATAATGTGCCGCACCTGCTTGTCCAAAATTAGCCTCTGACCTTGGTGCTGGTTTACTTTTAAATATATTACTTATCCAACTCATACTCTTCTGAAATTTCTATAATCCATTAATCTGACAACTCTGGGTGATAATAAATTTTGATAATAAACGCGCATTGTTTCATAAACTTTAAGCGCAGCAGTTACTTGGGCAGGAGTCGTATATTCAACCCTTGTTTTTGTCTGTCCGGTTTCAATCTCGTATTCAATAACGTCTGCATTACCAACAGAAACTAAAGCTGTTGTAAATAATGAGTCAATTATTGCGTCAATCTGGGCAATCTTAGCTTTCACTTGTGCCTCTGTTCTTGCGCCTGTTGATAGTTTAAAAAAAATTGGTTGTGTTGACATAATGTTGCAAATATAGGAAAAATTTTTATAATGATTTGATTTCGTCAATTTTAGCGCCCGAAATACTAGCTGATGATGGTGTTCCAGGGGTTGCTGTTGGTGTTGTAACTCCAGGCACTCCAACCGCTAAACCTATGAACGGATGAATATGTGCGTTAAATACAGTTATAAGCGTATTAAGATCAGAACGTAATGCAAGGTAGCCAGAATCCAATGGGGAAAATCTAACTAAATTATCAGAGTTGCCACCAAATTCTGCAGTTCCGTCATTTTTCAAATACAATGACATTTTAACACCCCCATTTGAATCAGTTGAAAAAATACGTTTTTCGCCAACTTTTGCAATTTGATTTTTATTAATATATCCAACAATTACAGATTCACCAGAATCATTTGTTTCAGCCATTACCGCAGCCATGTTTTTAATTGGGTTTGAATCATCGCCATACGGCGCAGCTTGAAACACTTCTTGAACATCGTCAGTTCCTAGTCCTAAAACCTTGATTAAACGCCTGATTTCTGCGTCCTCTTGTGTTGATATTACTTTTGTGATTTTACTCATTTAGTGCGTGTAAATTTATGTTCCTAAATATACTAATAATTTTCTTATCGTTGTACACTTCAGGCAAAACACAGTGCAACGTTGCCGTTTGTGAACTTTCATCACCATCAAGATCAACAGATTCAATGAACCAATCCGCCCTATGATATAAATACAACTTAGGTGCGAAATGTGAAATTATATTATT